TCTTTTACGATCTTTTCTATTTCTACCGAAAATTTGGCAGACGTCATGAAGTTCTCTTCAAAAACTTCATCAATTTTACCACTCGCCATATGCGTCTCTGTAGGAGGAGATATACTCATGTAATTTACGAGCATACTTAAACTTGTCATAGATTTCAAATACTTGAGGTTCGCCTGTTTCGCAAGCGATAATTGTTACGAGTTTCTTTGGCATTAATCCAGTTAACTCTTGAAACATTATAGCATATGCTGTCTCTTGTGCAAAGTAGTCATGTATCCACTCTTCACGTTTGTACTTACTTGAGGTTTTAAAATCTATTATTGATAACTCACCATTGTATTCTGCAATACAATCAACTCTACCAGCTAACTTAAGAACATTAGAGAATAAAGATTCCTCAAGTGCGTGTATGTTGTTAATACTATCTAGGTAGGGTTTGATCTGGTAAAATAACCCCATTGATAGTGTATCATCTTTATATTTACTTATTGACTCGTTTGACAGATATAACTCACACAATTTATGACACTTGTTACCTCTGATAGATGCACGTTTAGATATAGCATTTGCTTCCTCTTCACCAACTCTATTTCTCCATTTAAGAATTGAATCTTTTTTCTGATGACTTGTAATTGTAGTCACTGAAGGATATAAAGAATCACCAACACGATATCTTCTACCGTTTGGTGTGTTCTTTGCTATTAGATTCGGAAACGAATGTGTATTTACGTGATTAAATTCCAAGATTAATTTTGCTAATCAAATAAGATTTGACTAGACCTGATCTCACGATATCATCTATGCCAAATTCAATACTTTCAAACTCACTCATATCATCAATAATTTTCTTAAAATCCATGATACCAGTTTTTTCGTGTGCCTTAATAAGGTCACTCTGTGCTGCATCACCAGCAAAAATAATCTTACTGTTAACACCTAACCTTGTTATTATACTATCTAACTCGTGAAAGTTCAAGTTTTCAGATTCATCAACTAAAACAATAGCATTGTCTATAGTCGTACCACGTATGAATGATGTAGACCAAAACGATACTGTGTCCTGTGCTTTAAGGTTAGAATAAAGCATTTCAAACGATGCATCATCAGGCATTTCAAACATATAACGTACCATATTTTTGTATGGTATCTGATATAAATTTGCTTTGTCTTCATGGTCGCCAGGTAAGAAACCAATCTCTCTGGTAGGCACTAATGACCTAACAATATACAACTTATTATATGGTGACTGTTCATCTAATATATCTTTCAATGCCAGATACATGGTAATAAAAGACTTACCAGTTCCTGCTGCACCAAATAAAAATAAATGCTTGTTCTTACTCCAAGCATCAAAAACTTTTTCTTGTGCTGGTGTTAGAGGTTTAATCTCTAATAAATGTTCTGTTCCAATTGGTTTACGTCTCATTTGTCTGGTCGATAATCCAACCATTGTCGGTTGTTTCTTACTTTTTACTGGCATTAAATTTTGTCGAACTTAGCGTAGGGATGATGTTTCTTGACGTTATTGAGACGATCTTTGAAACCTTGTGGTAATTTGTTTTGGTAGTCACCAACTCCACTGACAGCGGATGCTATTCCTGCTTGCCAGTCTTTATCCCAATCTGGATTATTCTCTCTCCACTCTTCGTATTTTGCAAGTGAAAGGTTGAGAACCTTAGTTTCACCAGTCTTTAAATTTTTCACATCGTATAATGCCATTATTTAAACTCCCAGTTCAAAGCGTTAGTAACAACAGGAAACTGTTGCTTAAAGATTGAACGTACTTCTTTTACTATGTCCATGTGTTCTTGTTGCGTACCATGTGCACTACGTAAATCTATATAGTGAATCCAAGACCGAACACTTCCTGTCATATAGATACGGGTCGGTGTTGCTAACGGGAGAACCATTCTCGCACATTCCTTCGCAACACCCTCACGGATGAGTTCATTGTAGAGATCAATTCCTTCAGCGAAATATCTTTCAATCTGATCTTGTAACCTCTTCGTCTGTTCTTCTGGTATATCATCTATGCTATTTTGCCTATTCTTACTATCTTGTCTGCGTAATTCTGGTGCTGGAATACTTCCCAATAAATTAGTGTTTGCATAACGTTGACTAAACTCTTGAAATGTAAATGATCTATGTCTTAATATCTGTGCTGCTATTGCTCTCGTTGTCTCTATCTCTAGAGTCATATGTGCTTGCTCGAAAACTGACCAGTGACCGTGCTTGACACAGTAACCTAGTAAACCAGCTACTACTGGATTGGTTTGATTCTGTGGGTTGCTCACTCTTGCTATGTAACCCATGGTTTCCTCTGCCCTTGGCGTTACTGTCACTAAACTTACTTTCATGTTTTCTGTATAATTTTGCATATAGTACTTCTTGAGCACTATAAAGGTTAGGTTGTTTCTTTGCTCGTTTTATTAATTTTTTTGCTGCTTTTCGACTGTTCATGTATAACTTTAAATCCTTTCCATTCGTTTAAAACATACTGAGTTCCCTTGGGATAGATGTGATTAGCTTCAAAATACAAAAGAAAGCTACGCATAGTACTAGTAAGCGTCGAACGTTCATATTCTTGTAGAACATCTAGTAGGTGTATACTACTATTTATTAGTGTGATCATAGAGAGCATCGAATATTTCGTCTGCAAGGTCGTCTAGATCTTGCGTTTTAGAGTCAAAGTTAAAATCTAATCTTTCACCTTTAAACAAATCATTTGCTTGTTTTGAGATAAGATTTTTGATCGAAGAGGTTTGGTTGACAGTTTCCTTGACACCATCCGATTTCTTTGAGTTTGGTTCCATCTCTGAGTTTGTCATAGTAGCAATTAAAAACGTCCATCTTTATACCCATAACAATATCATGGGATTCTTTGACTTCATCGCTATCTTTCTTTTTATCTAAGTAAGTAACGATCCAAGCATTAGTGGGTAACTTTTTGTTTTCGGATAGTTTTCTGTCGCAATCAATATTGAGAAATATAAGAGAGTATTTCTCTTGCATTGCACCTATTTCATCATTACTATCCCATATCATCCTCTATTTCCCCATTCTATTTGTGGGAATGCTTCAGATACTACTGCTTTAGTGATGCGATACTTTGATTGTATGTCCTTATTACAAGCACTTACAAGTAAGTTTGCTTCATCTTCAGTAAGACCCTCTAAAAGTTGAACAAATAGTTGTTCACGTCTTATACCCTTTAAGGTATTGTCCCCACCTTTAAAGTATCTGTAGAGACCTTTATACTCACTGTCAAGACGAGTATGTTCAGTTCCTATAGGTGCATCATTAGGTGTAAAAGGTACATCACCTTCGGGTAGAAGAAATTTTAATGATTCATCAAAATTAATAATTAAGATTGCACGTAAACCATTATTATTATACTCTTGTAGTAAATCTACTTTTTCTGCTTTAGTTTTAGCAGATGATACTTTTTGGAGTATTTCAGTTAACAATGCATCTTTTGGTAATTTTTTTGCCATTTCAATTCACAGTTTGGTAATATTATATCAGTCTTCGTCATCTTCGTCAAGTAGATCTTCTGGATCAGTGAAGCGAACCGCTAAAAGTTCCTCTTCTACGTATGAACCATTGCCATCTAAAAATTCTGGATGAAGGTTATTTAACTGACGTTTGTGTGTGTGGGTGTCCACAGCGGATTTGTAAATCCAACCTACAATCCCGCCCATGATGAATGCTAGTATCATTCCTGCAGCAGAGAAAAATAGGAGTATGTTAGTTTCCATTTGTGTCCTCGTTAATGTCTAGTCTGACACGAACTGACCACTTAAAGAAGCGGAAAGAACGATCAACCGTACTGGGTAATGGTATCCTCCTGCTTCTTGGAAGCATAACTTCTATGCCTTTATTTAGTTCTAGTTCTTTTGGGTGTTTTCGCTTTTTCGTAGTTCCACGCATCACTTAGTATTCCATATAAAAATTTCCTTATCTTTCTAGCATCATCTGTAGTTAAATCGGGATATGCCATTTTAATATCTTGACCACCATGTTTGATATAGTGGTCTAGATCGTCTATTGTGCAAGATATGTTTCCTGCTGTTCCAGATGCGACAAATCTGGAAACGTCACTTTTCTTGAAATTATTCTCTTCAAGGAATTTCATCATTTTGAACGTATTACGACCTGTCTTGAGCATTGCTCTGTCATAAACTGCTTCAATGATATCAACTAGTGTGTCTTCTGGATCCATCTAATAAATTGTGTTCTTTTAAGTATTTTACTGTATCGGTGCAACCACCTAATTTTTTGTTATTTAGAAGAACTTGTGGGAAAGTTGAGTTTCCCCCAAATTCCTCATAGAAGGCAAATCTGTCAAAATGCTCATCTAGTTTATATTCCTGATATTTGTATTGACACAAATCTAGGACTTTTTTGATTTGGGTGCAATAAGGGCATCCGTCCTTTGAATACACTGTGAAGTTCATTCTGGATTAGAGTCTAAATTTTTATTTAGTTTTTCCTCTTTTTCTTTTTCTTTCTTAAGTTGTCTATTAGTCCAGATACCAACTGCTATGATACTGAGATATGCAAGTGTGTCATCTAGCATAACAAGGAAGAAAATTGTAGATCCACCAAATCTGATCCACTCAGGAAATGGTTTTATTATTCTACCACCCCATTTACGAAATGTGCCCTCAAATTTGAAATAGAGAATAATAAGTGCTGTAATCACAAATTCTGAATATGGTACTACAAAGTAACATGACAGAAATATGAAAAGTGGCCAATAATGCCTTTCATCGACTTTTTTAACAAGGTCGAAATATTTTTTAAGTAACTTTTTAATCATAAAAACCTATTTGGTAAAAAATGCCCAGAATTTTTTTTTCGACTTTCTGGGGAATCAAAAGTCGATTTCCCTACAGTATAGCATAAAAAAAGAGGGTGTCAAACACCCTCTAAATTTATTTGCCGATCTTCTCGACTGCATCTCGTGCTTTCTCAAGAATGTTACCTTTCAAAGGAACGAATCCTAACTTACCTGCTTTATCTTGATACTCATCACTCAACAGAGTGCTAAGTGCTGTCTTGATTGCATCTGTATTCTTACCGTTTCCTGTTTCATATGCAAGTATCCAAGTCAATGTAGCAATAGGATATGCTCCTTCTGCTGTCTGGATTTGGATTAGTTCCTGCAAGATTCTCATCAAGTTCAATACCATTAAGTGCCTTTGCTCCTGCATCTACAGATGGTTTTACAAAGTCACCCCACTTGTTTTCTAATGCTGCAGGTTTTACAACATCATCAATATAAGATTGATTCACATATCCTATTGAACCAGGTGTGTTTTTGATTATTCCTGCTACTCCTGCGTTACCCTTACCACCTACACCTGTTGGCCACGCTACAGATTTACCTGTGCCTAGTGTCCATGTAGGAGAGAATGCTTCCATACTATTAGTAAATGCTTTGGTAGTTCCAGATCCATCTGAACGATGTGCCCAAGTCATTCTCTGATCATCACATCCAACTTCTTTCCAGTTAGTGATGATACCCATAGCAACTTCAACTGCCTGTTGTTGTGTAAGTTTTAGATCACAACCAGGATTGTTATATCCAAATGCGATAGTTCCACCTGTCATAGGTATCTGAACTAGACCACGTTTTACTTTGGCAATGTCACTATCTTTCATAGGATCATCAGATGCACCAAAGTTTACTGTCTCATCAATAAATGCTTTTCTACCACTACCAGAACCAACTGCCTGATAGTTTACTCTTGCTCCACCAGATTTTGCTACGTCTGAGAACCAACGAGTATAGATCTTAGATGGGAATGATGCACCTGCACCACTCAACCTTGTTCTTGCATTTGCACAACTACTTGTTAGTAGTAAAGGAAGCAATGCAACTGCTAATGCTTTCATTTGTTTAGAAAAAAAATAACACCCACTTAATATAGCATAAGTGAGTGTTTTGTATCTTTAACTACAGGTTAAGATATGTCATAGACTTGTCTTTTCTGGTGTTCTGGGAT